TTATCTTTGCCCTACGTTTGAAATAAACGCTTCCCATGATAGGGGGATTTCATCGGGTAGGGCTAGGCTTGCGCGGTGTTTAGCCATAAATGCGGGGCTGTCATTAGTGTAAATAACGCGCCCGCCGTCTATAGCCTTAACGCTCTTTTTAAAACCCTCTTGTGATGATTTGGTTAGTGTCTTTGTTTTGGCAAATAATACAGCGTCCGCCCATTCAAAGACCTTTGCCCCTGCTTTTTCATGCAGCTTTAATTGATGGCGGTCATACCCGTCGCCCATAGGATCGTCATAGCGTTTAATCTGGTCATGCGCGATTAAGATAATCGTCATACCCTTTTCATCGCGCAATCTTGTAAGGCCGTTTAAGAGGCGTTCAATATATACAAGACTTTCACCGTATCCGCGCCCGTATGAAATATCGGTAACAGATTTAACGCCGTGAAGCTCAGCAACGTGTTTATGGATAAGCTGCTCCAGCCAGTCTATGCTATCAATCACGACTGTTTTAAATTCATGGTCTTGGCCTTGCAGCGCAAGCATTGCGGAGCCTAATACCTCCCATGAGGGTATTTTAATCTTTGCGCACTCGATACCGTCTAGCCCGTTTTCTATATCAAGAAATACAGGGTTCGGGGCATCTGCCGCAAAGGTGGATTTTCCAATACCTCCCGCGCCATAAATAACAATACGCGGCGGCTTTTGTTCGGTTGTTTTCTTTAAAGTAGATAAGTCTATAGATTGGTTCATAGGTCTGTCTTTCTGTTAATAGGTTGGTCGGTTGGTTAATCAGTAAGTCTGTATTGACAATGTGAGATTATAATTTTATACCAATATAGTCAATAGATTTTTTTCATTTTTTTTCAGGGGAGAAAAGCACATGCAAGAAACGCAAGAAACATACGGTTTTAGCAAATATTTACAATTAGGTTTATCGGTTATACCGATTTACGGCATTGATGAGCAGGGCTGTACTTGCGGTATAAAGGATTGTGGCTCTGCTGGCAAGCATCCCCCAATTAACTGGCGGACATATACAAAGGAGCGCATGACGCCATGGGCGGTTGCGAGTTATTCGCAAGAAAAATACAACGTCGGTATTGTTACGGGTAAAATATCGGGTGTTATGGTTTTAGATATTGACGGGGATTTGCCAGATGATTTCCCAAAATTGCCTAAAACATGGGAAGCAAAAACAGCGAAGGGGCGGCACTTATATTTTAAATATGAGGACGGTATGAAAAACCGCGCCAAGATAAACGGGCATAATATAGATTTTCGCGCCGATGGCGGGTATGTTGTTGCCCCGCCTTCCATTCATCATACAGGCGTATGTTATGAATGGGTAAACGCACCACTTGATACTGATTTGGCTGATATGCCTAAAGCGTTAAAGGAGTATATGGAGAAAAAAGAGGACGTTCAGGTTGTGCCTAGACAGGAATACAGACCGCAGGGTAGTTATAATAATTATATAGACGCGGCGTTTAAATCAGAGTGCGAGATATTATCGCGCACAGGTGAGGGCGGCCGCAATGACCAGCTTAATAAATCAGCTTTTGCATTATCGCAGTTTATATCCCATGGTTTAAGTGAGGGCGATATAATAAATGAATTAACCGCTATCGCGCATTCCATAGGTTTAAAGGGCAAGGAAGTCGAGGCCACGATAAAATCTGGTATTAAGGCAGGCAGGGGGAGCCCGCGCAATATTCCGGATGAGTTTATCGTAGAGCCTCCTGTAATTGCAGAAAATAAAATTTCACCATTCAATCATGAAAAATCAGATATACCAGATTACTTAATTAAGAACGCGCCTTCTTTTATCGGCGATTTAATAAGCTGGATACTTGACACATCTTTATACCCGCAGCCCGTGCTTGCCTTGGCCGCCGCTATTCCGTGTGCGGGTAATATTATGGCGCATAAGGTAAGGACAGAAACTAATTTGCGCTCGAACTTTTATGTTTTAGGCGTGGCGGAAAGCGGCGCTGGTAAGGAACATGCACGCCAGTGTATTGAGAAGCTTTATGCGGCCAGCGGCATACATAGTACGCTTTTAGGAGATCCCGCCAGTAGTACGGCTGTTATTAACTCTGTTGTGCGGGCTAGCGGTAGGGGCTTTATGCGGATTGATGAGTTCGGGCGGTTTTTATCTGCTATTAGCGGGGCGAGGGGCGCGGCACATACGCAGGCTATTACTACAAATATGATGCATATGTATAATCACGCGGGGCAGAAGTTTATCGGGCAGGAATACGCCAATAACGAGGCAGCAGGGGGGCGCGGTGATATAGACCAGCCATGTTTAAATATATACGCGACAACCGTACCAAGCCGCTTTTATAAGTCGTTAAACGCGGATGATAGTATCGACGGGTTTTTAAGCCGGTGGCTTATATTTGAAAGCACGCGCTTTGATGTTGAGCCTAATTTAAATAGATCGTCTGATAAACCTCCCAAGAGTTTGATTGACGCGGTTCACTTTTGGCAAGACCAGAAAATGTTTCATAGCGATGGGAGCGATGGCGATTTAGCGCAATATACCTCTATAAAGCCGCGCATAGCCAAGTTTGATGATGGGGCGCGTCATTTATTTTATGCCTTTATGAAGCAAGCGCGGGTATATATGCAAGGGGCTGGGCAGGAATATGAGCGGGCTATTTGGAATAGAGCTGCTGAACATGCGGGTAAGCTATCGCTACTTTGTGTTGATACAGATACATTTACAATCAACGCACACGCTATGCAATGGGCGATTGATCTAGCTATCTGGAATGCCAATAACTTTATATCAAAGATTAAGCACTATATTTCAGAGAATACTTACGAGGCCGATTTAAAGAAGGTGATGAATATTATCCGCGATGAGGGGCGTAACGGCATAACAAGACACAGCCTGACAAGAAAAACACAATATCTTGATAGACGTAAGAGGAGCGATATTATCGCCAACCTTATTGAGGGCGGCCAGATTATGGAAGATAAAATGCAAAATGATGGTCGGGGCAGGGAGTTAACTGTATATAAATATTTATTTTAAATAATAAATAATTAATATAATCATGAAAAGGCACTATGTAATGTAGTGTCTTTTTTTTATAAATGTTTTTTATATTCACGACTAACGTCAATTCGGACTAACGTCAAATTTGACGAAAATAAGTGCCTCTAGGTATTGGAAAACTGCGAAAAATACTATTTCCATATAATTTCGTCAAGGGTCAAGGGGGGTGTCTTTTTGTGTTATATAATATGTAAATCTTAAAGTGTATGATTATTTGACCTTAATATATATTTATATATATATTATATTATATATTATTATATATTAATAACTTAGCACATAGTTTTCTTTACATAAGTAGCGCGACTAACGTCAAATCGACCTTGACTATGAACAAATTCCTATTTAATGGGCGCAACTTATTTTGTAAAATAAAAATATTATTGACACCCACACCTGATATGGTATGGTCTACAGGAACTTTTATTTTTCAACCGTGTTGATCTATAAGGGTTGACTTTGAGAAGAAAGTCTAACACACAGAACTGAGTATATTTTCTAGGAATTGCATCTGGAAAAAGCCCCTAGCTTGGATAAACAGGCTAGGGGTTTAGTTTTGGGGAGGCTTATAATTTAAGTTTATTGCAATTAAGTAAAAATTCGGTTAACTTTTTAAGTGGCACATCGCCATAATAACAACAGGAGCAACAATATGATTATTAAGCATTACTTAAACAATTCACTTTGCCTAATTGAGGGTGTTTCAAACATCTGGGTTCATGGCGAAGACAGGGAAAGCATATCAAAGGACAATGATTTTTTTGCTTATACAAAAGAAGAACTAGACAGCATGCACAAGATTGTTTTTTTTGACGACATGAACGGCAACCCGAAAACACTGCGTGTACATAGCGATGTAAGGGTTTATATTTGTAATGATGACGGAAAAACAATCGAGAAGGTTTCCTTTTAAAACTTGCATTTTAAAACGTCTTTAGTTAAAATGTGTTAACTATCAGGTGTGGTGGGATCATCACTCTAATTAAGCCGCCTAATAACAAAAAGTTAACGGGCGGTTTTTTATTGCATTAAGGTTAATAACTGGTTAATATACCCTTGCGTATATCTGATGCGTTTCTATGGTAAGCCCCTCGCTACCCTCACTGGCGGGGGGTTTCTTTTATCAAAAAATCTGTTTACTTTGTGTTTTAAGTATGTTTTAATAAGCTTAAGAAAGTGAGGATTTATGAACAAGATATACATGGACGGTGAACATTACAGCCGTGAACAATTTAAGAAAGCAGCCATAAGCCATTTTAAGACGCTTACAGTAGGGTTAATCATTGGCGGGCTTATCGGGGCATCATTTTATCATCAGAACGCATCCAGCGTGCCTGAAATCGTCAAGGAATACACATGTAGCCCTGAACAAAAGGCCGAGATAATACAAAACAGGCTAGTGATCGCCCTGGAGGGCGGTTCAGTCTTAACACCAAAACCGGAGAGAAAGCCATGAAACCGAGTGATTATATAAAGGAATTTGATTTATTTTGTGACACGTTTCCCTATATTCTAGGCGAAAACCTTGTAAGACACGTGTTTGAAACCGGAGCGTATGACAAGTTTGTCACGAATGATAATTTGCCATGGTCGCCAAGGGCGGCATAAATTACTTTGCAAGTATAAAAAACTTTGCTATCCTATGGTATGGAAAAAAAACCAGTGGGATGCCCGACAAAATACAACGACGAAGTCCTTGCTATAACAAAGGATTATCTCGAAAACTTTAAAGATAATGGCGACATAATACCAAGTGTAGCTAGCCTTTCTCTACTGCTCAATGTAGCAAAATCAACGATATACGAATGGGAAAAGCACGAAGATAAGCAAGAATTTTCGAACACGTTAAAGAAAATACAAGCAAAACAAGAGAAGCTTTTACTTGAAATGGGGCTGCTTTCTGAATGGAACAGCACTATTGTAAAACTTGCGCTTGCCAATCACGGATATTCTGATAAGATGGAACAGTCACAGCCAGACATGGCCGCGGCATTAATGGCATTTATAGCATCACGTAACGAAAAGGTTATACCATGACAGATAAATATTCACTAGCTTATTTAAACATTGATGAACTAGCAGAGCTTTCCGCGCCCGCGACAGGCGACTGGCTTGTTATTTATGACGTAAGCACAGGCGAGTTTAAAAAGATCGACGCTGAATATTACGCGGCAGCTTAAGGGGTGACAGATGGCTAACGAAGTAGTTTATACAACGTATTATATTGCCGCGCCGAACAAGGCTTCTACGTCCGGTATGTATGGCAAGGCAACAGGCGGCGGTGAGGTATTGGACATTGGCACAGCATCGGCGCAGTTGACCGGCGATGTGTGCAGACTACAGGCGAAGGGTACGGGTTTTTGGTTTAAATTCGGAGAAAGCGGCGTAGCGGCAACGGCCAATACGGATGGCAACGACTACCTTGCAGCAGGCGCAACGATTGACATACAATTAAGCGAAACGCAGAATTATTTTGACACAGCAGCCGACGCCTAATAACCCGTTTAAATACCTTGCTGATAAACGGTGGCGATTAAACAACCTGTATAAAATAATAAACGCCGAGGGCA